TAGCCTTGTTTACTCTGCGTGCACTTAGCGTGTGATATGGAAACACCAAGTCTATTGATAGTATCAATATACTTCTTGTACACCTCTTCCGAGGTATCAAGAGTGTCATCTCCTAACACAAGGTATTTGTAATTCTTTACATTTAACTTGTGTGCGCACCACTGCTTTACAGCGTGATGTGTTAGAGTTGACACTGGCCATGAGCTTAACAAACCCATGGGATTGCCACAAGAGTATCTTACACCACCTTTAGGGTGATGGAAGGTCCTGTTTGAGACAATTTGTTCCCACAACTCACTCATATTAGCTCCGTATGCAGCAGCTATTAACTTTTTCTCTAGTTTCCTAGGGAATCTGTCAGTAAATGCTGTCATATCAGAACTAAATAAGTTATTTCCCAGCCTTTGAATGAGGCTTGGGATATCACTTTGTCTATAGGTCACATCACTTGGTAGTCTACGCAGCGCTTTCATGAATCCTTCATGTAAAGAATTCAACGCTGTATTGGACCACCAATCTGCTATAGCAATAACACGTGTTTTACACGCATTATCACTAAGTAGAACGAGCTTGGAAGCTTGAAAACTTCCCTCGTGTGACTCGTAAGAATCCATGTTAAGGTATGGGGCTGTTATTCCCAATAATTCCTTTATGGATTTTAGTAGATCAGGACTCTCTTGCCGTAAGGCAGTCAAGTCTCGAACTGCTGTAACGGATGCCGGGCCATTTGGTCCAGCTCTGTTACTCATTACGAGTTGTGATGGTGCTAACTCAGGCATATGCTTGAGATAGCTCCAGTTCTGGATATACTCTGATATTTCTTCGATCAGACTTTCGTCTGCCGTAGATTCATCGAGTATTGTACTCACAGAATACTCAGGTTTACACCTGAATGATTCTATAATTCTCATTACTGAGATTGAGTACCGCACACTATATACATCGTCCACAGCGGGTTTCAGAAAGCGTATAGCTTTCGGAAAGCCATCCTTGTCCGCTTTTGCGAACGGGACAGGCGTAACAGTCTGTTTTAACACAAACTGTTGCAATACTAATCTCATGGCTTTAAGCCGTGCGATAGTATGTGCCTCACCGTGGTTAGTTACCATGGTTTTGACCAAGTTGTGGAGCTTATCCAAATTCTGGTTAGGTGGTAGTTGATGTAATAGATTTATCATAGGTAGCAACTCGTTAATTCGAGAGAGCCAACCGTGATCAATTTTATTATTTCTTCTATTCATTTTATATTTATATGTATTCATTTATTTATAAATATTTCAATGTCGCTCTCTCAAAGGGCGGACCCGATGGTGCCAACAGAGTGGGGTACAGTTTGTTTCTGCGGATAAGCGCCAATGGCGCTCAAC